AACTCCGGGGTCACTGAGTCATGGACGACGGATTTACCGGAATGATGGTTGCTCTCCTTTCGCCGCTCCTGGTGGTGATTTTACTAGAGCTATGCGCCATCGAAGACGCCATAAAACATAATCACGCCGACAATATCGCGTGCCGCTCGGAGGGGGCACACCCATGATCGACATCAACATCGGCGAGGGCCGCGCGCTCCTCAAGACCACGCTCAGGGACGTGCGCGAGGTGCTCACGCCGGCGCGGGTCAAGGAGGAACGGCTCTACCGCGTCAAGACCGAGGCCGGGATGAAGCTGTTCGAGTTCATCGGCCCCGGCGGGTTCTGGTGGTCGGGCCGCGCCGACAACGCCTACGAGGCGCGCGCCAAGGGTTGGGACGCGTGGCTGACCCAGAGGGGGTTCCGATGACCGCCCACACGCTCTCCCGGAAGAAACACGATCAGGTCATCGCAAATATGCGATTCCTGCTTGAGGGCGATGTCGCACCGGACAGAACGTTGTCGTATATCGCTCGCAAGTATGTCCTGAGCGCAGCCGATCGGGCTTACATGGAGGGCGTCATTCAGAAGCTCTTGACGGAGTTAAGTAAATGACCGCCTCCCAGCTCCGCGTCATCCGAAGCCGCCTCGAGCTGACCGGCGATGAGTTCGCCAAGCTGGTCGGGGCCGCCGACGCCCGCAGCGTGCGCCGCTGGGAGGCCGGGACCAACGATGTCCCCGGCTCGACCCGGCAACTGCTGAAATTGTTAACCGCCATGTCGCCGGCCGAGTTGAGGCGGGCAATGGCAACCCTTCTGGCCGATTACAAGGAATCCAAATGATTACTCTTCTTCTGATCCTAATCCTCTTCGCCCTGTCGCCGGTTCTTGCAATCTTGCTCGCTGCCGGTTGGGGTATCTTCCTACTCGGCGGTGTCGTTATTGATTACCTTTCTGACCTGCCTCCAATGAGTGCGCCTGATTTCTCCTGGGTCGTGGTGGGCATCGATGGGACCGGGGCTATCGGCGACAGGATCGGTACATGGCTTGGTCTGGCGATTATCGGTTGCATGGTCGTCGGAGGGATTCGAGCGGAGCTGAAGGAGCTGAAATCAGCCCCCAAGCGTCGCGCTGACAGGCACTAAACGGCAGGCTTCCCTTACCCTGCCGGGGGCAGCCAGTGGCGACGGCCCTGGCTGCCCTAGCGCGCCATCACAGGAGGCCATTCCAGGGGCCTCCTTTTTCGTTTCTGGAGGGGTCCAATCGTCGTCGGGACCGTCCCACCTGCCGAAACCAACTCCTGCCTACGAAAGCGGCATCAGTCACGGGTTAGTCACGGACTCCGTGACTAAATACGTTTCGTAGGACCCGGCCAACCATGCCTTAAGTCATTGATGTTTCACGTGAAACAGCGCGTAATACTGGCGAAGGGTCTTGCCCTGCGTCACGGCAGATGGGCCTACGAAAACGATGAAACCTACCAAATATTTGGCGGTTTTCAGCCACTTGGTGACTGTCGTAGTTGGTCGTAGGCGGACATTCCGGTCACGGAATACGTGACTTTAGCCCCTCGAAACCGGTTTAGTCACGGACTCCGTGACTGGAAATACAGCCTGTTTTCGTCGTGTCTGTCATACCCTAGGGTAATCACGTTTCGTCTGTTTTTGGCGCACGCATACTGTCGTAACATACGCCGCATAACGACCAGGAGATTACCCATATGCGGCGTTTTTACCCGGGCGTGATCACCGCCCACGATGACCAGTTCAACCTCGCGTTCCCTGACCTCCCAGACCTCCCAGATACCGAAGCCGCCACCCTCGTAGAATGCTTGCTCCAGGCCGAGCGCAATCTCGCCGACTACCTCGAGACCCGCCCCAGCCGCTACCCCCTGCCGCCGCCCTCGAGCCTCCACCGGCTCCGCACCACCGTCGGTGCCCTGGCCGGGCTGGTCACGGTGGTGATGATCCCGCCGCTCCGCCGGGGGCGGAAGGCCCGCATCACCATTGCCATCGACCAGGAGCTGCTCGTCAGCCTCGACGCCGCCGCCGGTCCATTAGGCCGGTCGCGCTGGCTGGCGGAGGCGGCCGAGGACAAGCTGGCCCAGACCTATGCCGCGAAAGGGGATACGCCGCTATGAAGGGTCAAGGCCGCTCCGTTTTCCGCTACGACTGGGAAGATGGCGGTTGGATATCGTTCGCGGCGGGCGGGAACGTCTCGACCGAGGAAGCCCTAAATATGGCCGAGACGCTGATCGCGCTAAAGCGCGAGGAAATTGCGCGTACCCCACGGCCCAAGACAGCCGAATCGGAACCGGAGAACTCGGAGGCATATACGCCGGTCTTCCGGCAACGCTGATCACGTCCCCGGTCGGCGCGCCTTGAACTGGCTTGCCAGCGGCGACGGTGCCGTGTCGTCATCGGACAGCGCCGCAGCGCCTCCGGCAAGCGGGGCCAGGATGCCGTACTTGCGCAATATCTCTACAATCTTGGGATCGAACACGACGTAGTTGCTGGTCTGGTCGTCCGCGCGTTTCATCGACTCGAGTTCTTGCATCGCGTCGGAAAGCCTATTTTGATTTGCCTCTGACGGCTCTCTTTTAAGAAGGTCTTCTAGGTCGGCGGCCTTTTTTTCATACCGCGCTAAATTTGGACGCGGAACGCCGAGCCGCCGCGAGCCTTGATCGAGATACTTGATGCCGGGGATGCCGCTCTCATCAAGAATGGCGGCAGCGTCTGCATATGCTGAAGGATCACCAGACCCAGCCAACCTTCTGTAAAATTGTTCACCGGATTCATTCGTTTTGAGCCGCGGCTCTATGTCTGCCATACGTCCTGCTGAAAGCAACCGGCCCGGGTCTGTTGATTGAGCCGCCAAGGTCTTATCCCAATCAAGGAACTGCGCCGGATCGGCGTTGATGTTGACCTCGTAGGTGCGCGGGCCGACTGGCTTATCGCTTTGCAATAAATTCAGCATATCCTGGCTATATTTATCGTTGTAATGACGAACAAGACCCTCGGCTTGATTGATAGCCGATGCACGATCAAACCGATTCGCTTGCAAAATCTGAGCGGCTTCCAATTCAGGGGACCCCTCAAATTTGCGCAAAAACTGATTCCAATATCGCCCGCCCTGCCCCGACACTGCCGGGTTCTCCGCGAAGTACAGCCCGTGACCAAAAGTCTGAAACCCCTCGCCGGTGCCGATCTTCGAGAGATCGAACTGATTAAAATCGTGCGGGCTGCCGTGATAGGCCAGGATGCCGCCGATCTTGCTGATCGGCCCGCTGAGCCCCAGCGCGAAATTGGCGGGTGCGCTCTGTGTGACCTGATGAATGTTCTCCGGCAGAAACGAACGCGCGACATAGTCACGCGGCATCTCGTTCGGCTGCGGTGTTGGCAGTCCGGTGTCGATGTTGACGCTGTCCGGTATCTGCGGATCGATAAATGGGCGCAGCGGATTGAAATCCGCGAGCCGCCCAAGCCCGGACGATTTGCCCGACCGGGGTGTGATGGCTTGGGCGAGCAGATCACTGATGCTCATCACGCGCCATGCTGCTGCAGCCACGCGCGGTGTGCGTTGCTGAGTCCCAACTCAGGGCTCGCACCCGCGCCGCTCTCCAGCATGGCGTCGGCGATGTATCCGCCGCGCTTGCTGTTGACCACGGAACTCAGGAGATCGGCAAGGGACGGCATCGCATGATCCTATGGGCGGCGTGGCGGTAACGTGATCGGCGGCAGCGGGGCAGGCGTCGTGGGTACGTTCCATTGCGGCACTGGCTTGAAGTATGGTGCACCGCCAAAACGCAGACGCGCTTTCCAGTCGTCCAGTACGTCCTGGCCGCTGCGGCGATTTGCAATCGACTTGAGATAGGCTTCACGTACAGCCGGGTCGCTCGTCACGAGCGGAACGCCCTCCGCCGCAGCAACGCTTGCCGGAGGACGTGTGAACAGATTAGCTGCCGCTTGCCACGTGGCCTTGATAGGATTGCTTATAAAATCCACCGGCACCGGCGCGTTTTGCTCGGCCTGTGCGGCTGTGCGGAACGCCGTGCGGCTATTGGCCGAAACATTGTGATAGGTACGCGCCTTCTCGCCGGTGTTATCCATGAACACCTTGAACTCGGCCATTTGCTGCGGCGTTCCCAGGCCCGCAAGCTTCTCCCGGCGTGACGGGCTGCCATAGACACGGTTGGTCAGGTCGGACGTGTCATAGGCCCGGTCTATCGTGTTCTTGAGCGTGTTCATGGCGACGATGGGCTGCGACAGTTCGCCCCAACGCCGGTTTGCGTAGCCCCAAGCCGATTGCGTCGTGCCGGGTGTTACGCCCGGATAGGCTTGCGGCAATTGAGACTCCGTTTCGTTAGTCAGGATTTTGAGTTTCTCGGTGATGTCCCTGCCGTAGGGCGTCAGCGTGCCGGTGTCCTGGTTATATATCGCCGCATTGCCTTCATTATGCAGCATCTCCGACCAGCCGCGCCGCACAGCATCAACCGTCCTGAGCGGTGTCTGCGCGTCGATGTGAAGGTTGCCCGCCATGTCGGTGTTCATGGCATAGGCGTTAGGGTCATACGGTACATTGGCGTTGTCGGCCTCTCGCCGTATCGCGTCCTTTCCGGCCTGGAGACCGTCACGCGCCTCTGGCGAGGACAGGATGCGGTTAAGGCGCGGCGTGCTGATGGGCTGGTTCATGTCCGCAGCCTCGTACAACGGAGCTGCCTCGGCCCGGCGGCGCGCGATCAATTGATCCTTGTTTCCGCCAGCGATGCTTTCCGCCTTTGCCAGGATCGTGGGCCCCTGTTCAAGGTGACGCTCGGCCAATCCCTCGGCTGCCGTCAACGTGTCGCCCAATTGATTTGCAGCAGCCTCTGCCTCACCGCGCGTGTTTGGCCCGACATCGGCCAACACTGTATCAGGGCCCATCTCGGCAACGCGCTGACGCGCCTTCTGCACGAGCATGGCGCGCGAATAATCCGGCGGCAGGTCCTTCGCAAAATCACGCCCGAGCGCAATCTCGCCGCGCCGCGCCATCTGCGACGCCGGAAGCGTGGCGCGGCTCAATAGATTGGCTATGCCGCTCTTGGCGACGTCATAGCCCTTGTTGATCAGTAAGGGCGCGCCTGGGAACGCGAGACCGCCAGCCGTGCCTAGCGCCGTACCCGTCAATGTATCACGTGCGAAGTCCCACGGCCCCGGTATGCCGTTGTCGGCTCCGCGTGACGACTGCGCCCCTTCGATAGTGCCTGTCGCCCCGCCTTGGGCAGCCGTGCGCCCGACAACACCGCTGACCGTCTTAGCTGGAATAGCGCCGCCTATCTTCCCCATGATCCAGTTATTGAGCGGATTAGTGACCGAGCCCGCGAGATAAGACAGACGCGCCTTCATCGGGTCTGTTTCAGTATAGAGGTCTGATTTACCGCGCAGCGTCTGCAGCTCGTTGTTATATGACGTGAGGTCGTCCTTCTGCTGTGACTGCCCGGTCACGGCGTTGGTTATGGCTGATATTGTTTGCAGCGGATGCACAACCTTGTTTGCAAGATATGACGCGCCTGCAGTGGTGAAGTCCCCGCCCGGCGTATAGGCCCGCACGAATTGCGTGAGCGCCGGGTCTTCCACGGGCGCTCTCTGCAGGAACGTCTCGTTAGATTTGCCGTCCTCCAAAGCGTAGGCGCGGTCCATGAAATTCCGCGCAGCGGTCGGATTGTTCTGCTTCAGCATCTCGCGCGCCTGATCGCGCAAGAATTGGATGTCGTCGGTGGTCGCCATGACGCATTCCGTTCATTGTCTGCGCGGCAGTGTCTGCTCCAATTCCGCATCGCTGATCGGCGGCTTGAAATTGAGATTGAGCGGGCTGCTACCATCATAAATCAGATTGTCGAGATTGACGCCCCAGGAGCGCGGCGCCGTCGACGGGCTGATCTCCTGGCGCAACCCCTTAGCCCACGCCATGCGCCGGTAGCGCGCCGCGTTGTAGTCGTCCTGGTTGCCATTGGGATTCATCGCGAACATGTTTGCGTATCTGACGAATTCGTCCTTATTGATCGCCGCGCCGGATTCCGGCCGCAGCACGGAGATCAGGATCGCGTTGACGGCATTCATGTAGCGCCGCGTCGCCGGGTCGGTGATCGTCTTGAAGAATGCTTCGGTCAGGCCCTGCTTGCCTGCCTCCGCCCATGCCTGCGCGAGTTGGCTCGGGACTTTGCCGGGCATGATCGTATCGACGTACTTCAGATCGGGGATCACACGCGACAGGAACGCGTAGTTGTTGGAGATGCGGGCGTCGGGCGCGAGGTTGCCTCTCTGATTGGCGGGCGTGACAACCGGGAACGGCGGACGGCCCGGCACGTTGACGGTCTGCACGTCATCGGGCAGCGGTTCCTTGCCGGTATCGCGGACAACGTCACCCGTCTCCGGCACGAACCCGCTTTGGAAGGCCGCGATCGGGATCGCGCTGCGCGCGATCTCCTTGCTTTGGAGCAACCCTTCGCCGGTCGGTGCGGCGGTTTCTCCCGGCTTTAGCTTGTAGTCCTGCGGCGGCGCAGCCGCGGTTGGCATGGTGACTTGATCGGCAGGAGCTGCGGGGGGCGCTGCGGGGGGCGCTGCGGGGGGCGCCACAGCTCCTGCCGCAGAAGCTGCCGCAGGAGGCACAATAGGAGCTGCGGGGGGCGCTGCAGGAGGCGCAACAAGAGTTGCCGCAGGGGCCGGGGGCAGAGCCGCTGCGCCGGGCGGCGGCGTAGCGGGTTTCGCGGGAGCCGCGGCGTACTGTGACACTGTGAGCGGCAGGACCGGCACCGGGGCTGCGGCCGCAGCTGGCGCGGCTGGCGCGGGCGGGACTCCCGAAGACGGCGCCTTGTTGATGGCGCCCACGCCCGGCATGCCACCGCCACCTCCGCCGACGCGTGCGGGAGCCGCAGCGCCCGCACGCGGCACCAGACCCGCGTTGTGCTGGGCCACGGCGGCGTCGAAAGCATCGGGGCTCATGGTGCCGTCGGGCGGCGGGACGGTCGGATCGTAATAACCGGTCCTTCCGTCTTGGGTCTTTACCGCCACGAGCGGCTTCTTGCCGTATTCGGCATTGTACGCGCTGCGGTAATACCCACCGACCAGTAGCGGTATATATTCGCCCGCGTACTTCGGATCGTTCAGGCGATTCACCGCATCCGGCATGTAGCGCAGGTTATCGCCCGGTGTGCCTTTGTAGCCAGGGACGCCGCCGGTGGCCTTGCCTTCCGCCGCCGCCTTGGCAGCGTTGACGGCGATCTCGCCCGCCGCTTTCGCATTGGCTGCGATCTGTTCCTGTGGCGCAAATAAAGTATCGTTGGGACCATACATCACGCCGGCAGAGAGCGACTTGCCCATGAGCGGGATCGCGGTGCGGATATCATTGGGACCGCCGCGTTCGATCAGACGCTGGCCTTCACCCGTACCAAGCGACGACTGATAGTCCTCGGCACTGGTCGCCGCGAACGGCAGAAACTGCTCGTTCTTCAGGATCGAGTTGTATTTGCGCTGCACGGGCGTCTGGACGACGGCGGGCATGGTCGCGGGATCGCCGATATCGCCGAGTGTGATATCACCGCCGGGCGGGCGCACGGGAACCGGCATCGGCGGCGGGGCTCCGCCCGGCGCGAACTGGTCGGCCTGTTGCAGTCCGCGCGCGTCCCCGGTGGCCACGGCTCTGTTCAGTTTCTCTTTTTCCCACTGCGTCTTGGCCGCATACAACGCCGCTTCGGCGTCCTGGCTGCGCCCATAAGCCTCCTTCGCCGCCTGTTCGATGCGCAGCTCCGCCAGCTTGGCCTCGGTCTCCGGGTCCGGCTTGAACGCCTTGCTCAAGAGATCGCCGAGCACGCCCGAGCCAAGCGCGAAGTTGTCGTTTTTGGCGAACTGGACGCCGAGCGGGATCGTCATGGGAGCCTCACACTTGATAGAAAGCCGGTATCTTGGGCACCGCCGCGCCCGCCAACTGCGCGCCCAGCAGGCTGGTGCCGACCATCAGCGACGCATTGGTCAACGGCAGCGTCGCCGACGGTGTGTGCTTGATCTGGATCGGCTCAATCGTATGCTCGAGATTGTATGCGCCGAGCGAGCCTTGACGCGCGTTGTTGGCGGCGTCGATGCCGCGCCCGGACTGCTGCAACGACAGGTCTGCCGTCGTGCTGAGGCCGCCGGAGGAGCCGCCGAAACTCGACACGCGCGCCAAGGCAGCAATGCGGTTCTTGGCTTGGGTCGTCGCATCGTTGATGCGCCCGGCGAGATCGTTCATCAGCGCAGGATCACCGCCGCCTTGCCCCGTCAACGCGCGATCCGCCACCGACACGGGCGCTCCCACGGTTGGCGCGGACGGGGTCTGGTTCGTCAAGTAGTTGGAGAGCCGGGTTTCCTCGTCGGCCTGTCGCTGCTTCTGCTGGTCCGACGACAGCGTCGTCAGTCCGACCTGCTGCGCCGCCTCCGCGCGCTGGCGCAGGGTATCCTGGCGCTGGGTCTCAAGGTTGCGCGCCTGATCCTGCTGCGCCACCCAGGTGTCATAAGCCGACTTCTGCTTGTTCTGTGCGCTGGCCTGCCCGGCGGCTTCCGCCGCCTGACCGGCGACGCCCGCGACCGTGGCGGCAATGCCGATTATCAAAGCATCACACATGACGTGTCACCTCACCAACGTGGAGCTGTTTCGTCCGATATTTTGCAGCAGGTTGACGTTTCTCTGGCCTTGGTAGCCCTGGTAGGCATTCGCGCCGCCGATTGCCACCGTGTTGAAGAGTTGACCGAGCGGCGTGAGATCGGGTTTCTGAAATTGAATCGCATTGACCGCTCCGAGCGCCTGATTGGCCGCGACATCCGGGTTCTCGGTGGCATAGAGCTGGCTTTCCGCCTTGCTGCGCTCATCGGCGACTTCGCCTTTCAGGGTGGCGATGCCGGTGTCGGCCTTGTTCAGGATATCGCCGCGATTGAGCACATCCTGCTTGGCGAGATCGGCGACCGCTTGGTTCGCCGCCGTCGAGCGCAGCGTGCCGGCGCGGGCCAAGGAGTAAGTCAGCTCACGCTTGGCCTTGGCGTATTGGTCCTCGATCTGCGGCGTGTAGTAGTCCGTGATGCCTTGCCCATATTTGGCGTAGAACGCATCATCGAACCCCGGATCGACTTTGCCGGTGTCGTAGGTTTCCGTGTAAGCCTGCGGATTCGTCGTCCCCATCTGACGGAGCGCGTCCAGCGTCGGCGCGCTGTAGATCGCCTTGCCGGTGGAATCCACGGCCTCATAGTCCGGGAGATTGAACGACCCAAACATGCCGGTGTCGACCGGCGTGCCGGTCCCTTGCTTGAGCGTCAGCCCGCCGATCGCATCGCCGACCTTCTGGAGCCCCGACAGATCGACGGCTCCGGTGTGCTGGCGCGTGCCCATGATCGGGCCGCCCTCGAATGCGCGTTTGATCGACGCGAGCCCGGTGTTGATGCGCGCCTGCCGATCGGCCTCCTTCTGCCGCGCCTCCTCGGCCTGCCGCTGCTGCTCTGCTACGACTTGGTCGTTGGTTGCGCTGTTGCTGCCGCCCATCACAATCTCCTCATCATCACGCTGCCGACGCGCTCAAAGCCTGCACGCGTGAACAGATTTTCGAGTGTTTTGGTTTGCTCAATCTCAGAGGAGAACGATGCTAAGAACATGCACGCACCATCGACATCCGCCGCCGTCGCCGACGCGAGACCGAGCAGGAACCGCCCCATCGCGGTGCCGCGGTATTCCGGCAGCGCATAGATTTTCGTCATGCAGGCGATCGGCCGCGCGCAGAACGTATGATCGAGGATGTAGGAGATGAACCCCGCGATCTTGCCGTCGATCCGCGCCACCAGATGCGGACTCGTGCCGCGGCGCAGCGCGTCCTTGAGCGCCGCGTATGCCTTGTCGCGCGCATACACCACGCCGCGCTGTGCGTAGCCGGTCTCGGCGAAGAACAGCGCGCCCAGGTCGGCCAGCTCAGCGGCGTCGGCCTCGGTCGCCGGTTCAAACACTGCGCCGGAGAAAGTCTCCAGTACGAGCTTTTTCTTAAGTGTATTTGCGTCGCGCATGGGGAGGCCGGTACACATAGAGGAGCATGTCCTCTTTGCGGGCGCCAATCTCCCTGACAGTGGCCTCGGGCTCGAAACCCAAGAACGCTAACCAGCGTTGCGAGACGCGATTTTTAGGATGGACCAGCGCGCGCCCGATCATCACCTTCGACGCGACCAACCCCGGAATCATAGTCTGCATGATGTAGCGTGTCACGGCGCGCGAGACCTTCGGCGCACGGTCCGTGCCGAATCCCCACAACTGGACCTCGTGCGGCGCAAGATACTTTGCGCCAAACGCGAATACAGGCTCGCCGTCCTTGGTGACCGCCACCTTGCACACCACGGAATCGTTCGCCGCCTCGACCAGCGACGGTACGTCATCGAGATCGCGCGTGACCGACAGCTCCATGACATCCTGCTTGCGCAAATGCGTGGCGACGAATTCCAGATCGGGTTTGCGTGCGTCCCTGATCATGCTTCGTCATCCGCCGTTTGCATATGCACGGCAATATTCGTGATCGTCGCAGGCTGATCGTCGTTGTTGTAAAAGCGCAGCGAGAAATGCGAGGCATTGCCCTGCATCTCCATGCGCCCCTTGTTCCAGGTCGGAGCGGCGAACGTGCCGAGCGTCTCCTCGCTGTCGGGATCATCGAAATTGTACGACACCGCCGCGCTCCACGTGCCGGTCACCGTCATATCGATGGCTTCAAAGGCTTTGTTGTGACCCGGCTTCTTGGCGTCAAGGTACGGAAGACGCACCTCAACGCCGCAGTTATCCCATGTCGAGCCGTCGATGCCGCCGTAAACATAGAGATCGTCGCCGGAACGCAGGAAAACGCGTTCATCGCACGTCACGGCATAATCGACCGTAAACGGCAGCGTGTAGATCGACCACGCCGTGATACTGGTGCTGGGGAAATAGGACAGCACTAAGATTTGCGTCGGCAGCACCATCCAGAAGCGGCCCACGACCGGCTCCAAGATCGCAACCGCCTTTTCGAGATAGCTCTCGGCGAGAGCCGGATTGAAGCGGATATCGTTCACCAAACCATCAATCGGCGAACCGATATCCGAGACCGCCGCCGAGTTAGAGACGTTGCGCGCACGCACCGACCGCACGCCGGAGGACGCCATGCACAGCACGTCGCCGGAGCCGTATTGCAGCGTCGACTTCGGGGCGCGCGTGCCAATCCCGCGCAAGACCTGAAAAAGCTGGTTTTGCAGAGGGTCCGGGTCCATCGTCCAAAGCTGCACCGACTCGCTGGAGAACACCGCGAGCTTGTCGTAGTAGACTTCCAATGATGTCAACACCTCCGCATCGGCGTCCTGCGTCGAGAGGTTGATGCTGCCTGCACCGGTGCCGGAATCCCAATCCATCGGGTCGTCGACGGCGGAGAAATACAGCGTATTCCGCACGACCGAATGGACCTTGGTCCGATAGGCGCGGACATAGATGCCCTTGCCGGAGCCGGTCGTTTGAGCCCCGTCGTAATAATGCAGGTTGTTGTTCGGGACCGGAGTCCCCGCCGGATCGAAGGTCGCAAGGTAAATCTTGCCGTCGAAGGTGTCATAATCGGTCTGCAGCAGCGTCGTGCTGGCGTTGGGAATTGTCTGATACACCAGCGACATCCCGGCCATCCCAAGCGACGGGGGCGAAAGCACGACGTTGCGCGTGAACGCATACAGCGTGCTTCCGGTCGACGCCAATCCGAAGCTGCCGGTCAACGTCGCGATCTTGACGAACGCGCGCCGCTTGTAGATGTCGCCCCCCGGCGTAATGGCTGCGTTGACCAGCCGCGTCAACGTCCCCGGCGGCGACGCGAGAATATGCTTGCGTGTATCAAGCCCTGCGGCGAAGTCGGTGATCAGCAGATACGGCATCTATCAGCTCGTCTGCGGGATGTAGTCCAGGTAAGGCGTCGGACGCGACGCGCCGCCGGGACGCGCGCCCAGCGTCGAAACCTTGTTCTTGGACGACACCTTGTTGCCGAGAACCTTGAGGAGATGACGCTGTGCCTTCTGCATTTTCAGGCTGGCGTCTTCAGCCTTCGCGCGCGCCAGCAGCTCCGCGCCCGCGAACATCACGATCAGGGTGGAATCCAGTGTGCTCTGGTCAGTGTCGTTGACGAACGACCCGAGCGGCTTGTTGCCGATCAGCCGGATTGTCGCGTTGTCGACATCGGGCGTCGGCCACACCCGGAGCATGCCGCCCGCATCGGTGTCCCAGTATTGTGTCGGCAGCCCCGCTATCGTGTTGCTGTCGTCCGGCTTGATCATATCCTCGTTGATGCCGTAGGTGACCGGCTGCCAATCGTAGCTGGTCGAGAGCGCATACCAAACTTCCCGGATCTGATCGAACGCCATCTGCGGCGGAAACGGATAGTTCCACTGGTCTGAAGCGAGCGTGACGAGCTGGCGCAGCTTGAGATCGGGCCATACGAACGCTGTCCACAATTCGATCTGCGTGCGTTTCAGGATGTACTTGAGCGTGTCCACGGTGTTCGCGCCCTGCGTGATCGCGAGCGAGTGCCCCGCCTCGGAGCGGAGATCGCGCACCATGTTAGAGAGTGTATCGGTCGCCATCAGGGAGCACCCAGAGCGTCTTGCCGCCGCACGCTGCCGCGCTCCAGGGCGCTGCGAACCGGACCTGTGGTGACTGCGTGCCCGGTGATGGGGTTGAACCACGCAACGTTATCCTTCAGCGTCACGTCGGGCAGTTCCATCACCATGCCGGGATTGCGGCCCGGATAGACCGGCTCGACCACCTTCTCACCGTAGATCAGCACCAGCCGCATGCGCTCATCGCGCGGCGACTGCTCGACACGCGCGAACGGCACCACCTCGGTGACGGCGGATTCGCCGTGCAGATAACGCAAGAGATCGACCTCCGGGAACGACACCGGATTGAACTCGTGGCGGTGCGCGCGCTGCTCCTGGTCGTTGCCGATGGCGATGTAGGCCGTGCAGAAATGCATCGTAGTCTCCTTTGTAAAAAGCACCGCACGGAGCCGTTAGGGGCGGAAGCGGGGATAGGCTCCGTGCGGATCGCCTTGCAGGGTTAGGCGATATCTATGACTAAAGAGCTGTTGAGCTGCTTAGCGACAATCTGACCGGTCGATGTGATTGAGCGATACATGATGAACTGGTTAGCGGGCCGCGCTGGCGAGTGTTGGTGCAGCCATTCATCCTCCATCGCATCAAGGAAGATATTGCGTGAATCGAACCAATACGCCCGCTTGCTCTTGCCGAGATCATCGAGCGTCGGGTCATACTGGATCGGCGTGCCCGAGAATTCGAGATCGCCGATCGAACCGTCCTGGGTCTTGGTGAAGCCGCCCTGCGTGTACAGACCGTTCGCACGCAGCTCCTTCTCCATCGCACCCATGAAAGCACTCCCGCACACGAACACGTCGGGTTTGCCGCCATAACGGATGAGCTGACGCCGCTCCGCCTGCAAGACCTGCAAGAGAGCACCGCCGTTGGTCGGATCGGACGCAATCGGTGCGCCGCCCCACGCTGCTAGTGCTGGCGTGCCGGTCACAGCGGTTCCCATCGCCGCCGTATAGGCTCTGTTCCGCCACCACTCGTTGCCCACGGTCGCGCGGTTGATGCCGCCGACCGTGCCGGTGGTCGGGTTGTCGGCGATCAGCAACGCCAGACCCGCCATGGCCTTCGGGTCAGCGGTGCCGTCGCCATATGACAGTGTGTTCATGCCGCGTGCGTACTGTTCGCCGAGATCGAACAGCTTGTCCTCGAGCAGACCCACCAACACCGTCATCTCGCGATTGCTGTGGTTGGAGGTACGTTCGCCGCTGCTGCTCGGATCGACCACGCTGATGCCGTCGATCTTCAATTCCGTGTGCGTCAACGTGATGCCAAGGTGATGCTCGCGCCACGGGAAGTTGGCGCGCATGATGTTGGCTGGGGTATAGAAGGCAACCGTGTCATTGTGAGTGTAACCCTTGACCACGTCGTTGCCGGAACCGTCGCCGAATTTTCCTTCGACGGCGACGCTGATGTTCCCCTTGCCGCCGGGGAACGTCTTCTTCTTCCGCTCGAGCACGTCCCAGAGCGGCCGATTCTGCAGTGATTGCCGGAACACATCTCCTTTGTTGAGGTAAAAATCCAACGCCGCATTGGCGATATTTTGTACTTCTCCCGCAGTGAATGCCATCGAGGCTAACTTTCCCAGTTAGCCGTTCGACCTCGCTGTTGCCAAACCTTGAAGAGCCGCTTCCATGAGCGTTTTCGGTTGTGATCGAACGGCTGGTGACTGACCGTGACCATTGGGAATCACACCGGTCGCACGCGGTGCCGGTTGCAGGCGTCTCAATCGCGTATTCACTTCGTCGTATGCGGCCTTGGTCAATTGCAAAGCCTCATCGACCGACGAGATCGATCCGCCGCGTTCAAACAGCATTGCTTGCGCGGTGCGTTTCACATGATCGGCTTTTGCCCGGTAGTCGGGATCGCTCGCAGCAAAACGCTCCTCCAAAGACGACACGGCACGCTGTACATTGGTCTGCAGATGCTGCACGTGCTGGGAAACTTGAGCTTCCCGCGCGCCATGCACTGCCGCTTCCGCACGCTGATGATCGAACCGCGTGCGTGCGAATTCCATCGCCGCCTCTTGCGTCATTTGTCCTTGCTGTACACGCGCGTTCAGGTCGGGTGGAAGAACCACACCGAGATATTCCTGCGCGCGGCGCACATAAGGGCCGACCTCTTTGTAGAACGCCTCATAGTCGCCCCGGCGCAGCGTCGCTGCGATGTTGAGGGCGCGTATGATGTCGTCGCCATTGAGTTCGTTGACGTTCGCGAAGGTTTGGAGTTCGTGACCGATGCGCGCAACAGGTTCGATCGCCGTGACGTGATCACGGAGTTCGCGCCGTTGCTTGAGTAATTTGTTGATCTTTTTACGGACCAGCGGCGACGCCTCGGCCGCGGCGGCCGGATCGTCGTCGTGCGTGTCGTCATCTTTGTCGGTGGCGTCGTCTGCCTGTTCCTGACCGAGTGGCGTTTGCGGCGTGGGAGCGTCGCGATTGTCCGTGCGGCCTAGGACATCCGGCTCGGGCGCCGTGGGTACGGCCTTGAGGACGGCATCCAGTAGGGATTGCTTGGACTCCCCTTTGCCGTCGCCGGAGCTGGCCGGAGACGGCGGTGATGAATCGGTGGATGGGCTCGACGGCGGAGCCGGAGCCGATGAGGGCGCAGGATCAGGTGCAGGCGTTGCAGCCGGTTCCGGCGCAACTGATTGTTGTGTAGCCGTGCCGCTCACGTTGGTTTCCTCGCACGCGAGACCCTACCAAGCACTACTACTCCTGCCGCGTGCCCGCCGCAATGGCTAGTTGGGCCGCATACCCGCAGGCATAGGCGTGGCCGTGACCGGCGACGGTGCACTGGATTGTGGGGGCGGCGGCGCAGGCGCATTACTCGCGCCCTGCGGGCCTTGCGCCTGCGGGATACCCGCGCCGGGTGGTCCCATCGAGGCGCCGGGCTTCATCCCGTTCTGGGCGGTGATCGACGGCATGCCATCGGCGACCGCCTCCTCCAGATTGACCCGGTCGTCCAGCCGCGTGATGGCCTGCTGCGCCAGGAATTGCGGCTTGATGCCGGGGATTTGCATCAGGATCGGCGCGAGGCGCTCGAAGTTCTGCAGCTCCAGCGCCTGATTGGGCCGCCCGCTGCTGCCTGCCTCGATCGAGAGATAGACATCGCGCGCCACCTCCGCCTTGGTCAGCGTCGGCCACACGGCGCCGGGACCGACGATGTTCTTCACGGTCTCTTCGCTGACATTGAGCAGCAGGATTTGCCCACCGGCGTGGGCCATCTCGGTCAGCGTGTCGTCGATGTCGTCGATCGCCGATCCCGATTGTCCCGCCTTCACGGTCGCGGCGTAGTTCGCCTCGGTCGCAGTGCCGCTGCTCATACCGCCGAGATCGGCCTGCTGATCGCCGATGACGCGCAGCAGATCCTGAAACACGGGGTTAACCTCGTATAAATTTGGATCGACCGGCACACCTTTCACCGCCATCAGAACATCGTTGATGTTCTGTCCCGGCTGCAGCGCACTGACGCTGATCAACGCATTGACGGGGTGTGTCTGGAAGGCATCCAGGTCGTCTTGCGACAATGTGCCTTCCGCGTATGCCGTCTTCGGACGGTTGGCGAACCGATGTTCGCGCAGACCCTGGCGCATGCGGTTCAGCTCGAGCTGCATCGGACGGATGAGTTTCACGTCGGACGGCGGATAGACCTCACCAACGGTCTCGTTGAACGCGACGACATACCACGGCCAGAAACGCTCGGTATAATCGGGCTCCTTCGGCTCTTCCAGGAAATCGGGCCAACCGTCGCACATCACATAGCGCAGCCCGTCGCGGCGATTGTACAACTCCCACACCAAGCAGTGCCCTTTGTCCCCCGGCGACACCGCCGCGTCGTTCGCACCGCTGCTGCGGCCCTGCCAGATCGCGCGCGCCCGTTCGTAGTCGGTGCCGGTATCAGTGCGATCATAGCCGGTGTAGCAGCTCCGCACGTCGACACCGTAGGTCTCCATGACTTCGTTGGGACTGAGACAAAATTCCTCCGCCACCCAATCGCAGCCTAAAAACCCGCGCAGTTGTACACAGCGCGGATCGGGAATGATGGCCGTCGATTTCGGATAGCCAAACTGCAATCCCTCGCGCAGCACAATGTCCTGCTGGTTTGTCAGCGACGACAACGTCAGCCGGAGCTGTTCGACCTCGGCGCTATCGGGCGGGATGTCGTCGTCGGCGATGCCCGCGGAGATGCGCTGCACCAGTTCAAGCTGCTGCTGCACGTCGGCGATGCGCCCGTCGAGATCGGGGCTGCGTCCCATGACGCGCTGGAACCCGAGCCGTACCCAACCGACGCCCGCGGTTGCGGCACGGCGCACCACCAGCTTCATCATGGTCTTGAAACCCTGTTGCTGCTCATCGATCTCATACTGGTAGAGCAGCTCGAGGGTGCGGGCGATACGGTTGAGCGTCTTGGTCTGCTGCTGCACGTTCTTGGCGTCAGCGACGATCGCTTCTGCTTCGATCACATCCGAATCAGGCGGAGCCTGCGGCAGCCCCATCATGCCGCCGAGACCACCACCGCCGCCGGGCAGGGGCGCCGCCGGGGGCGATCCCTGCAGCGGCGGCAATCCTTGCTGTGGACCGGCCGACAACGGAAACGGACTCGCGCCGGGAAAGATACTCCCCGCCGCCGTCGGTTGGCCGAGACCGGCAATTGCCGACGGGTCCACGCCCATCTTCGCCGCCATCAGGCCCAGCGTCACGCCCATCGCGGCCTTTTGCTGGGCATCCTGTGCGGCTTGGGCCTGCGCCAGCGTCTGCTGTGCACCCTGCAACTGCTCCAGCGTGCCATCCCACGCGGTCGACAGGATACGCTGACGCTTGCGCGCAACCGCCTTCGGGTTTTTCGCATACACCGCCGCCACGCGGCCTTGGATGTGCCGCAGCACGATGTTGGCGACATAGAGGTCGTCTTTCCCATCGTTGAACGCCGCGACCTTGGTCTCTTCCGGCCACTGCTTCCCGGCGGCGAATTTCTGATCCTTCTCCATCTGCCGGAAGACTTTGTCCCAGTGCCCCTTGGCCTGCTTGACCATGTCGCAGAACGACGCCACCAATGCTTTGCGCTTGTCGTCTATCTCCGGCTTTTCGCGGGACATGCGCTTGTCGGTCTGCGGCGGCTGCGGCGGCTGCAGAAATTGCGCAGTCTGAAAATCGGCGACCGGTTGCTGCATCGGATCACCGGGCATCGGTGCGCCCAGCGGGGGCTGGCCCATCATGTCGGACATCACCAACCTCCGTTGCGGGTGCGTTGTTCTTGTTCACGTCGTTTGGTGTCGGCCTTCAGCCAACCCAGCGTGCCGGTCTCGGGCGGCGGTTTGGCGGCGCGGCGCGGTGCGGGCGCGATCACCATGTCGAGACCGAGACCGACCCACGCCAGCGCATCGACAAAGTCGTCGTGCGTCGCGAATGGAAACTTGAGCAGCTCCGCGCGCGCCTCCGACCACCACGGCGCATAGGCCGGGAAATACACCTTGCCCATCGCCATGCGCCCGCGCACGCCCTGCGCGCGACTCTGCTTGTCCTTGCTCGGGGTCATCTCAACGACCGACGCAAAGATGCTGCGCTCCAACATGCGCTTGCGCAAAAACGGCCCGATCGACTTGCTGATATGGCCTTCCTCCGCCCACCACGTCAGCGGCTTGTACCGCGCCATGCGATCGATCATCGCCTCGACCACGATGTCGGTCGCAGCCCGCGCCCAAAACAAATCGTCGTGGACCCAGATGTTGCCGTCCTGATCGACGCCGATCGTCATCAGTACGGTCTTGTCGCGTTGCTGTTTGATTGAGACCGCATGATCGGAGGCGCAATACCACCGAAGCTCGTCGTTGGGCGGACGCTCGCGCCGCTGATAGACGCGTATTTTATCGGCAGAGAAAAAGTTGCCGCTCTCCGGCGTCGGCGAGCCCTGGTAGAGCGCCTGGAACCCGCGCGGGTCGGCGGCGCGCAGCTCCTCCAGATATTCCGCCGGAAACCGCTCCGGCCACAGCGCCTCGCCGGGTTGACGCCCCAATACGTCGTCGTCGCCGGCGAGGGCAGGAAGGTCGATGATCTTCCAGCGTGGCCCTTCGACGGCGCTGTAGTTGGCGTTGAGCGGATCGGTCAGCCGCCCGACGATGTCGTCCTCGTGCCATCTCGTAGAAATAATAATAATCCAGCCCTTGTGCGTAGCGAGACGCGTCTTCGCCACCTGTAAAAACCACGTCCACAGACGTTCGCGGATGGTCGGACTGTCGGCCTCGCTGCGGTCCTTGATCGGGTCATCGAGGATCAGGCCGACGCTGCCGCGCCCGGCCAGGGCGGAGCCGCGTCCGACGAAGAACACCTTGCCGCCGTCCGTCGTCTCGATGCGGTCGACCGACGCGGTGTTGAGTTTCACGTTAGGAAAGATTTGCCCATAGATCGGGTCTTCGATGATGGCGCGCGCCTCGCGCCCGAAATCGTAACTGAATTTCTCGCCGTAGCTGGCGATGATCAGACTATCGGCGGGATGCCGACCGACAAACCACGCCGGAAACATACGCGAGGTGAGTTGCGATTTTCCATGCCGGGGACCGACGTTGATGATGAGGCGGCTGATCTTGCCCGCCTCGACCTGCTCCAACGCCGCGGCGATGGCGCGGTGATGCCGCGCCACGATGTACTGCGACTTGTCGCTGTCCCACGGCGCATCGGCGTCGGGCATCAGCAGGCGCGTGAACGAGATCAGATCGTCACGCGCCTCCGCTGCCGCCTTACGTCTCTTCAGCGCCGCCAGATATCTTACTTCGTCCGATGTAAGGGTCTGGTTCACTTCTTTTTGGCGCTGCCTTGAGTTTCGCCCGCAGTGTGGCCGCTCGCGCCATGACTCCCGCCAGACTGTCCTGGGCGGTTGCCGTGTCCGGCACCGTGATCGGCGCTGTCGTTGGTGTGCTCATCGGCGGGGTTGCTATGGGATGCGGCGGCCTTCGCACGGGCGTCCTCCTCTTTCTTCCAGCGTTCGTTGCGTTCCTTTTCGGCAGGCTCCTTCACACTGTCTTCCGTGTAGTCGGTGCCCGCGATCTTGGGCAGCTCCTGGCCGGTCTTCGCGGCGGCTTGCTGACGCACCTGCGCCATCTGCTCTTCCGACAGCGGCGGCTTGTTTTGTTCCGGGTTCCCGTAGCCGGAAACCTGCGATGGATCACCGCCCGGCTGGACGACATCGTCAGGCGGCGTCTGGTGCTGACCGGAGATCGTCAGTCCCGGAGCGCCGTACGCGGCCTGCTCGCTCTGCGTCGGCGAACGGATCGTGCCGCTCACCGTCAGATCGCGATCCTCCGCCTTCGGTAAGGGCTGGCCCGCCGCTTTCTGCTGCGGGCCAGAAGGTTCGGATGCGCTGTGCGGGGGCGCACCTGCACCCGGTTTCGGATCGTCATGCTTGCCTGTCATCGTTGTTCTCCTTCCAAAAAAGATCGGTGGTCAGGGACCGGTTTTTGCGTGGGGCAAGGCACCGGGGTTGGTGGGGATTACACCACCCTGACCACCACGTGCCGTGGGGGCACAGCACGCTTCTCACATTCCGTCGTTCCGCTTCGCTTGCTTCAAGACCTTGTAGACAGCATCGGGATGCTTGCGCGTCCCAGCTTTCGGATCACTCATGGGGCTCCCTCCGGGGTTTGTGCCATCACCCGCCTCGCAATTTCACCGCCGCACCCATCAACTGCGCCAGCGATGCATTCGGCGGCAGCGAACGCTGATAGAGCGCCATCTCCTGCGGCGTCATGTTCTGCGGCGCACGCGCCAGCGCATACCCCGGCAGGCCGGTCGGCGTCGGCGTCGGAGCCTCGCCTTCTGCCGCCTCCGGTTGCCCCGACGGCTCATCCGCTTCATCGTCAGCGCCCGGCGGCCGCAACGCCTGTGCAATCTGCTGCGCCGAGAGCGCCGCATAGTTCAGTCTCGGGTTCTGCGTTTGCCACGTCACATCAACGCTCGGCGCCGCGCCGCCAAGCAACGGAAACGGCTTGGTGATGGAAGCGCGCACGCGCGGCTGCATCACATTGCCCATCGGCACCATCGGCCCAAGGTATCTGTCGCTCATGTCACAGCCTCACATCAGCGCCGGTCAAATTCAGCAACAGACCGATCACGACCAGCGCTGTAATCACCACAAGCGCAATGTTTATGACCTGACGCACGGTCGGCGGGAGCGGAATTTGCGACAGAATCCAGTACACCAGCGAAATCACAATCGCGACAACAGCAAGTATAACAACCAGATGGATCAGGCTCATGACTTTGTCCTCAACGCTCTTATCTTGTTGCGATATTCTATGATTGCTCCCATAGCACCCGCTCCTGGGTCACCATGCAGTCGCTCCTCGTCAGACGCCGGATTTACAATTGCAGAAAGCCCTGCGGCTTCATCCAGAGCGGTGTTACGTGCCTGATCCAAAATACGCTGGTAACGTTCACGATAATGGTCATCTGCATCTTTAGTCATGACTTTCCTCCCGCTTATCGGTCGCGCTGAGGAACTCCGCGTGAGCCTGATAGTCGCAGCCGGTGCATTCAAATCCGGTGTCCAGGTCACGCCCACAATTCGGGCACCTATCATACCGGCGCACCAGTTCGCGGCGAATAGCTCTGCTGCGCACCGGATACGACCTGATGCCTAATGGCTCTGGCTTCTGATCAATCATGGCTTGGCCTCCAATTGCTGGACGCGTGCGGACAGCTCTTTTACAGAGTTCACCAATGCATAGATCAGCGGCCCCGTATCGACGTCACGCATATCGATCACAGGCTCGCCGTCGATATAAGCTGCGCGCTTTGTCACCATTTCAGGAAATACGTCCTCGATTTCCTGCGCCACAAAACCGATGAACTCCGTGCCTTCCGTCGCCGCCGTATAATTCGGACTCGCGGGGTACGGGGCTTCCGTTATGATCTGCGGAGCCGTCTCGGGCGGCGTCTCCGGGCCGCCGACAAGATCGCGTGTCGGCGTGTCGTTGCCTTTATAAGAAAACCGGCGCGGTACAAGCGATAGAATTTGCTCAAGCCCAACCGTATAGTCACCTGAAACCGTCTTGATGCGCGCATCGGACGTCGCCACCCACGACCCGCCGCCGGGCTTGTAGCCTTGCGCGCACGTGACGCTTCCTAAGAAATTGACGTTTTGCTGAGAGCTGCCATCGAACTCCATTGCCGCAACACCGGCAGACGGCGAATACCCAAGACGACCCGAGCTGGACTGGTAATAAAGAAGGTGATCGGTGGAGAAATTAAGCTGGTTCTGGCCGGACACACCGCGCAGCCCGAAATTGGGGTCGTTATTGGCATTGATGTTCCGCCCAAACGTCACATCCATGTTGGCGGCGAATATCATCGCCCCGCCCGCAGTGGTCCACCAGCCAAACCCGCCGTCGGCGCGGTTGTGGTACAAATAATTGTTGGTGTTGAACTGCATCCGGTAGTTCGTGACCGTGCCGACATTGACGTTAAGGCCGAAATTCAGGTCGTTGTTGGCATAGATCGCAGTCCCGGCCATCAGGGACGCCGAAAGCACGACCGCTCCGCTCGAGCGTATGATCGTCAGCGGCGTATCGATGGCAGTGCTGCCGTCGCCCCAACGCTGCACCCTGAAATCGGACCCGGCGTTGGCCCCAGTCTCGCTGCCAGCGTCGCCTAGAATAATATCCCAGCGGGTGGAACCGCCGGTATAGGCACGAATGAGATTGGTCTGGCCGGACGCGTTCTTGTTCAGCTCCAAGAACGGCGCGCTCCCGGACACCGTCAGGGTCGGCGTCGTCAGGCGGCCCGTCATGGTGTCGCCGGTCTTCGTGACCTTGGCCGCTAAGCTGTCCTGCAACGTGCTGTCGGCGGCGGCGCGGGTCGCAATCTCGGCATTCAGGTTGGCGATGTCGGCATTCAGATTGGTGGTCAGCGTCGTATCGGCGCTGGTCCTGTTCGCGGTCTCCGCCGCAAGGTCGGCGGCAAGTGCCTTCGCATCCAGAGCAGACTGCAAGCCCGTAGTGTCGGCAATAGCGTGCGTGTGCGCTGTCGGCGGAAACGTCGTCGGCTTGCCGAGAAGGGTGCTCCAGTCCACCACCCACCAATCCAAATCCTTACGGGCAAAGAATTGGCCGTTTTGCGGCGCCTCGGTGATAACGCCGGTGCTCGCCGTCGAAGCGACATCCTGCCAGTTCGCTCCGGTCCAAACGCGCATGATGTTATAGTTCGTGTCGAAATATTGCGCCCCAACGAGCAACGGATTGCCGCTGTTGTCGAGCGTCGGCGGCGTGCTCTTGCTGCCGAGATAGTACGTCCCGGTTTCTTCCCACGCCGCCAAAGCGTTCTGCGATTGCTGCGCGCTCTCGGCGGCATCGGTCGCGTGCTGGTCGGCCTGCAGCGCCCAAAACGCCGCGCTCCAGTGGCTGCCGGTGATGCCCATGATGGCCAGCGTATCACTTGGGATTGGGCCATCCATCCACTCGGCCCAGTTCCAACTGACTTGCGCCCAGTCGTATGAGTATGCGCCCCATCCGGCGGCGTCCTTTTCGTCGTTGACGGGATCGTTCGCCTTCGGCGTGGCCGGCGTCTGCAAGCGCTGCTGCTCGGCATAGAGCGCATTGATCGCACGGCGATGTTCGGTGAACTCAGAGTCGATGCGGTCGCCCGGAATCGGGTCCTTGGGCCGCGACGCCGTGAAGGCCGTGAATGAATAGAGTTGATTGACGATATGCGGATCGTCGTTCATCGCGCTGTCTCCAATGCTTCAATGCGCGCCAGAGCATCATCCAGTTTCGCCGACAGCGTCTTGGTTGCGTTCACCAGCGCAAATACAAGGTTGTTGGTGTCGAGCGTTCTGAGATCGTCCAGTTTGATGTCGCCGACCTGCCCCGGCGCGCTCGTCACCATGTCGGGCATGACATCTTCGACTTCCTGCGCAATGAAGCCGACCTGACGCGTATTCAGGAGTTCCTCGGGATAATTCGTCTGTGGACGGTATTTGAACGAGACGGGCCGCAGTTTTACGACATCGTCCAGGCCCGTCCGGTAATCCTGCACATCCTGCTTGATGCGCGCGTCGGAGGGATTGGCCCAGGTGGTGCCGGAGGCTTTGGTGGCGACGGCTCCGACGACAGTAAAGTTTGAGGACGTATCAAAGAACCCAACGCCTAAAGTATTCGTCCCGCCGCCGTCCATGAACCCGAACGATAGGCGGTTGAGGGTGTCGACATACATCCCCGCCGCCGTGTTGATGCCGCCCGCTGTATTGTACGCGCATACCGTCGCGGCACCAGCGACCGTCGAGACGATGCGCCCGCCGTACGCACGCAATGTGCCGGTGGTGGATATGAACGAGGCGTTGCCCGACGCGTCCATGTTGAGGACGGGCGTATAGGAAACTGCCGCGCCTGCTGCAACGTTGGTCCCCATCTGTATAGACCACACACCGGTACTCGTGTTGATCGTCGTCATTGTCGAATAGCCCGCCGCAATCGCGCGTCCGCCGCCACCGCCTGCGTAGGCGTTGTAAAGCACCCCCGCACCGGCTGCATACCAACCCGCACCAACGCTGCCCGGATCCATGCCGGCAATGTCGCTTGCGCCCGCGACGATGCGAGCCGTATTAAGCAGAGCACCGCTCATGGTATCGCCGCTTTTCGACACTTTATTGTTCGTCAGCGTCGTGTCGGCACTCGTTCGCGCCGTAATCTCGGCAGAAAGATCGGCGGATATCTTATCGCTCATCGTCGCAAACACCGTGAACACACCCGCCGCCGTCTTGAAGATGGTGTAGGTGTAAACGTCGATGCCGTTGGGCGTGCCCGCCGCGGGCGCAACGCCGCCCTGCCAGCGCAGCGTGACCGTCGATGCGCCAATTGTGACGCCGGTATTGATGAACGGTGCCGCGCCCTGCTGCACCAGAAACTTCACCGTCGTCGCCGTTTCTGTCCCCATTGCAGCATCAAGCGTGGTCGAGGCCGACATGCGGAAATTCACCACCCAATTCGCGGTCGCCGCCGTCGAATAGAAAAGCCCTGATTGCAGCGAGATGTCGTAGTTGATGGTGCCCGTGGCCGCCGATGCCTGAATCGTCCAATCGTCCTGAATGTTGGGGGTAAATACCGCAAACGAGCTCGACGTTCCGGAAAAGGTCTGCTTGGCCGTGAACGTGCAGGCCGTGGCGGGCGCGACATAATCGTTACTCGCGTTCGCCTGCGAGATGGGAGACGTGCCGTTGCCCTTGAGCATGCCCGTGAGCGTCGCCGCACCCGTGCCGCCGGTCACCACCGACAACGGCAGACCCAGAATATCTCCCGGCTGGTGGGTGTGCGGCGCGGGCGGGAGTTTGCTTTGGTACGTTGCGGAAAGTGTCGTCATGTTCAGTCCGGTGTCCAAGGCGCCGTCGGCGGCGTGTACGTGCCGCTGTAACGCGCAATATTGCTGATCCGAAGTTCATCGATGCCGCCGTTGCATTTGCCGGATGTCCCCAATGTGACGGCCCCGCCGATGCGGAGCGCACTGCAATCGATCACCCCGCCCAGCGTGACCTGTGGACTCTGCAATACGCCGTCCCGGTAGAACGACCAGAGATTGTTGGCATCGCGCTGCAGCGAATAGTAATGCCACGTCGAAGTCCCAGCCGACCAGTTCACCGCCGTCCCGTTGCCGTAGGCTGCCGTGAAAAACCCCGACCCCGCCATATACATCGATATCCCGTTGGCGTTCGGGTTGGTGTTCGTCCCCAAGTACGAACAGGTCAAAGTCCCGCTTTTCCACATCCAGAACTCAATCGTGAACGTCGTCCCCAGCGTGATCTGTGAACCCAGGTCCAGCCATGTGTTGGCTGCGCCCGCGTTGAAAACCGCCGATGTCGCGCCAACCTTGAACTGCGCATTCGTCGTCGTCGGCGATCCCACCAATGCGACCGCTCTGGCGTAGTTGCTGCTGTCGGTGAACACAGCGCCACCGTTGGCACCCTCCATGTGCATGAGCAGTTCGGTGTTGCCCAGGCTTGCTGGCGTGGGCAGCGCGCCGATGAGCCGGGTGGCAACGTTGCCCGTAGACGTGCACGTGAGCAGCAGCGACTGCTTGTCGATGTCGAAGGTGAAATCCGCCGCCACGCCGTCGATGTTCTGGCCGTTGCGGGCGATCGTGACGCTGCCCAGCGTGGTGTCGCGCTCAATCACAAGCGCATCCGCCGCCGCCATCACCGGCAGCGTCATAGTGACATTGCTTGTGACCCGGTAGCGCGTGCCGACGACACACGCGGTATTCACCGCAACCGACGTCGCCACACCGCGCATCATGGCGTCGGCGCCGCCACCGCCACTGGTCGCAACCTGCCAAGAATGATCCGAGCCCCGGCGCACATAGCTCAGGCCGCCCGCCGGCGCCTCGGGCAGCCCCGCCGGGACCGGCGTCCACGTGTCGTTCTCGCGCCCATACAGCGTCCCATCGCTCGGCGCATCGTCCAGCTTCTCGGCGGCTAGCTCGTCAATCGCATCCTGTACATTGGTCGCAGCAAGCCCCGTACCCGTGTTGTCGTAAGGAATCTCGGTCCCCATCTCCGAAACAATCCGGTTGGCTTCATTGGCCCACCACGCGCTGCTCCAATGCGCTCCCGTGATGCCCATGATGGCCAAGATGTCGCTGGGGATCGGCCCATCCATCCACTCGGCCCACCGCCAGCTCACCTGCGCCCAGTCATAGGCATACGCGCCCCAGCCGGCGGCATCCTTCTCATCGTTGAGGACATCCTGAGTGCGTGCGTCGATGCGCGCTAAGAGCTGCTCGCCATCGCGCTTCAACTCCGTCAGCGCATGCACCATCGGACTGGTTGAGGCATCCAACCTTATGAGCGCGCGATCAACCTCCATCAGCGCCTGCGACACCAAGCGCGCGTCAGCCTTGACCCGCTGCGCGGTGTCCAACGTCGCCTCGAAACACGCCTTGGCGCGGGCCGCATCAGCCGCTACGCTGCGCTTGATCTCACCACTCAAATGCTCAACGAAATCAGGCGTAACCTGCGCAACGCCCACAACCGCATTGGCGAGCCGGCCGTCACTGCGGACAAGCTGCGCCACACTCGCGCGCAGCACCCCGATCGCACGCCGCTGCTCGGTAAACTCATCATCCAGCCGATCGCCCGGAACGCCGTCACGCGGATGCGTGCGGGTGAAATCGGCAAAACTGTACTGCTGGCGCGGCAAACCATCGTCCGGCGGCATCGCTGCTCCCCAGGCTCCGTATGGCTTCCGCGCCGACGACCCTACACCCAACGCGGCGAAAAGCACGCGTTTCGTCGTGCCGGATGCGACGACGGGCGGCGCGGCGGCGTGGACCCAGGCCGGAGGCAGGGGTTGCGGGCGGCGTTGAAGTGGGGTTGGAGGCGGCGTTAGGAGAGGCGTTTACTACAGGTTGTTGGGATAACGCGTTGATAATATGAGGGAAAAGCGGGGTGCTGCGCCGGCGCTTTCGTGGAAAGGTTGTGAGATAAAAATAGGGAAGTTTTGTGGGGGTCGGGTACGTCTGACTTCGGCGGTCGCGGCGAGGGGGGCCAGGGGGCGGGGTGCCGGGATCGGGCTGCAGCCAGGATGGCCCACCGTGGCCCGCGGAGGGGGCTAGGACGCGCAGCTCTGTGCTGCCCGCTACCAAGGGGCCAGGGGTCGAGTTGCGCCCTGGAGGCCCCCAGGAGGTGGTTTATGAGGCTAGGGCACCTAGAGGTGAGCCGACTGCGTGAGTACACGCGAGAATGGCTGGCTCCGATCGAAGGATGGGTAGAGAGATGGTATCGCCCATCCCGTCATTCAAGAAACCCCTGTGCTGCAGGCATATCCTGCACACACGCTGCGGATATAGTATCCGCCGCACCTACGGCTTCGGATCGCCGTCGTCGGGTTTTGACGTTGCCCTGCTGGAGGGCAAACCCTTCTTGCCTAAGTCTTTGATATCTACCACGTTTCCGCGCCTCGGTCGACGCGATCCCGTGGCTGATCCCTGACTCGCTGCCGCCAGACGCCGCTGCAGCCGATCGATTTCGCTATCCAGCTCACCCCTGCTAAGTTCTTGTAAATCCTTATCATTTTGGCTGTTTTTGTCCTGCAGACGCCCGATATAGCCGAGCATTTCGAGCAAAGTTCGCGCAGCCGCTGCGCGTGCCGCGCTGCTCGCGCGTTCGCTCTGCGCCACCGCGAGCAGCGTCGAAACCGCGATATTTTTGAGTTCATCTGACAGGCTACGGTATCCTATTACCGTCGCGCATTACGCGAAATTCCCATAATATGTGTGCATTTTCAAAGACATCGCGCCACGCCTTTGGGTTGCTGTGGCGGTTCGCAAAGCAGTGGTACGCCTCGCCGACCTGCGACCGGCTAAGGCGGTCGAAGGCGAACCCGGTTGCGGATCGGTCTGGGAACCCTTCCGGCTTGGTCCATCCCACCTCGGCCATTACGGCCCTGAGGGCGCGCTTGGAGGCACTGCGTTGGGCGTGGGGATACTTGGCCAGCGCGTCACGCATTGCCCATCTGGTGCCGCCATGGTGGCGGCACAGCGTGCGTCCCTGGACGGCATTGCATCGGCACTGCTGTCCGGTCGACTTGGCGATCTTGGCGCACTGGCGCCGGCCCGATCCCTCGGCGAAGCACCCGAAGAACGTGCGCTTGGCGAGGAACGTCGGATTGAGTCCCGGCCCGCCGCCTTTCGGGTAGTTGGTCAGCGGCGCGCGCCAGTGTGGTCTTGGTCGTGCCATGTACAACCTCCGTGGTGTGCCCGCCCGCGCCGCGTCCAGTTTGACCCGGAGGGGGGCTGGGGCCAATCTTAAAAAAGGCTTCAAGGCATCGTGGGGTATGTTTCCGCTCCTGTACCCAAATACGCATCGTTGTTACTCGATACTGTGGATTCTCCTATGGGGGTTAGGAAACACTCCGAGAAGCCTCGGAAGCCTAACGTATATTGTTTCTACATTTCTGCGCGCGCGGCTGAGTTTCGAGTTCTCGTGCGCAGAGTTCAATCACACTTAAGTTGCTATAGCCCAGACTGGGTCAGCATCACTGTCCAAATCATTCCTACGGACCTATCTCGGGTCTGCGGCTTGGTGCCCGTTAAAAGATACCCGTCGCGTCGTGTGCTCTTATTACGAGACAGCCACCCGCGCATACTTTGTGGCGACAGTATGCCGCGCGCACCCGCTGCTGCCCCCGTCAGCGCCTGTTTAAGGGTGTCGTCGGTTTCGGCCCCGGCGAGCATTTGGGCGACCGTCGTGGGGGTGTCGCCGAAAACACGATGGAGATTGGCAAGCGTCTCGCGCCGAATCTCACGCGCGGGGTCGCTGTCCTGCGCCGCCGCCTGGGTCAACCACGGGTCGGTGAGCCCGAGTGCGATCAGCGGCGATCTGACGTAGTCGGACCAGTATTCATAGCCGCCGATCGGGTCTTGCCGGTCCATGAGCCCGATCCCGGTGTACCAGCAGGCTATGATGAGGCAGGCGCGGATGTAGGTCCCCCGGTCATTCAGGATCATTTGCAGGGGTTTCTGGGCGAAGATGCGTCGTTCGGGATTCTCCATGCCTGCGTCCAGTGTGATCATGACCGTACGCCGCACCAGATCGTCCCGGATTCGTAGGTTGTTGCCGGTGCAGAGCATCAGGCTGGCGTTGCCGATGGTCTTGATATCGCTGCTGCCGAGCGCGCGCACGTCGACTCTGGGTTGTGAGTTCGCTTGGCAAATGAGCGGCGAGCCGAAATTGCCGTTGATGTTGTCGAAGGAGATGATGGGTCTGCTGGCGAGCATGGCGCCGGTAAGTTGCTTGTCGGTCTCTTCCGGGCTGGTCGATGCGGCAACGACAGGACAGGCGTCGCCTGTGACGACGGCGGAAAGACAGTCCCAGAGATAGCTCTTGCCGCTGCCGGGTTCGGACGACGACAGGGCGAACAGCGGGGCCGTGCCGAGCATGGGACGGAGTACGGCTGTGATGAACGCCGCCACGGCCCCGGAGAAAGATGCGGAGCTGGGACCGGCGGCAGTACTGCCGTCAGGCGCGAGATCGACAAAGGGGAACTCTTTCAACAGGTCGGCGAGCAGCGCCAGCGCGGTCTGGGCGTGCTGATATGTGATTTCCTCGGGCAGTGGCTGCATCACGGGCAAATTGCGGAACAGCGTTCGCATTGATGCGTCATACCCTTCCTCGGTCACCAGCGAGCCGTTCGTGCGCATCGTCTGACACGATTGGATGCCGTCGAGTTTTGGGAAGGCCCAATCGTTGGGGCTGTCGATGATGGCGCTGGCGAGTTTCTCGGGCGGCTTCACGTACTTCCATCGGTTCATGCGGCCGTCGAAGGCCTGGAATCGCGCTGCCTTGGCCATGCTGTACCAGATTGCGTGCTGCGACACGCGCCCTGTCGAGAAGAACGTTGTGCTCACATCCGGGATCGCCGTGGGCCATGTGTCCTGGAGCACGTGCACGAGGATATGACCCCGGTCATAGAGTCCGAGATTGGCGGCAGCGAGATGTGCGCACGTCTCGGCAACGGCGCGTGACATGGTGTCGTTCTCGATCCGCACGATAGGGCGCGCGTCTTCGCTGCGTGCGGGTGTGGTGCTGCGCTTTTCGCTTGGCCCAAAGAAGAACGTATTGACGGCCGGGTCGGTGTCTTCGTCGGTGTCGTCTTCGGGCGTCCAGCCCGGCGGACGCAGCGTCATGTTCTGTTTTCCTTCGCGCGGCGGCTCGATGAAAGGCTTCAGGTCGGGTGGTCCCATCGGCGGGGCCGACGAATATGGGGACCATGACGCCCACTGGGCGCTGTGGACGGCTTTGCTCCAGGCGCGTGCGATGGAGCGGAAAGATGCGTTTTCGTCGAGTCCTTTGGCTCCTTGGCTGAATTTCCAGATACGCACGAGGCAGGCGAAGTCCTCGGGTGTGTAGCGCTCCTTATGCGCCAGCCAGTATGCGAGTTTCATGATGCGGCCGGAGGCGGTGAGATCGTTATCGCGCGTGCCCCGGCCGGTCGTCCAGAAGTGTGCCAGCGCCGGTTCGTGAAGGAAATCATACTCAAGTTTCTCGAGGAGGTCGCTTGCGAGCCCTTCCCATCCCACGACCTGAATTATTTTTTCTTCGCGCTCCAACAGCTCATGCATGATGGCGTCATACAACTCCTGACCGGGATCGTTGCGATAGGCTACCGAGCGCGAGGTGGAGACAACGCCTCCGATTGCGGTGAGGCGTTCGGGCAACTCGTGGAAGAAGCGCGCGATCTGCTGTGTGGTGATGTTGGGTGCGCCGGTCTTTGTGATGGGCACATCCCATATGAATCGTTGTTGCCGCCCCGGGTGGATGCCGAACGCTACGAACTGTCGACGAGCGCCGATGATCTGCACCATTCGTTGCTTGGGCTGGCCTCCGGTGTTCGTTTCCGGTTCGCCCGGCATGACGACGCCGATGTCGCCGACCGATGCCACCGACACCGGCTGTCCTTCGTCGTTCACGATGCGTACACACATCGTGTACTTGATGTGCGTGGCGTCCTCGACGCTGCGGATCGGGACTGCCTTCTGGAAGCATTCAAACGCCCAACTCCGCACGAATGTCGCAGCCTCGGGGAGGATAAGGTCGACATCGATGCCGAGGAGTCCCTGCACGCCGCAGAGGATACCTGTGCCTGCACCCATCTTGTCGTAGGCGCGGGCTTGTTCGACCGAGAGCGGTGCGTGCAGGTCTCTGGGATCGAGGCGTTGCCAGTTCTTCAGATGCACCCACCGGCCGTCGGGTAGTTTGATGCCCGGGGCCTTGCCTGCACCGTGTGGGACGACGATACCGTCGCCTGGGACCAGATTGCCTGGGATGATGGGAACGGTGCGGTAGCCGAGTCTCTGGAATTGCTCATGGTATCCGATGGGATGATCGTTGCTGTCCATGACATGGTCCTTCACGTAGGATGTTGGCAGGTGGATACGAGTGTCGGGGTGGTGTTGGTCCTTCAACGCGCCGACGCGCGTCTGCTCAGACGGGTGGGCCGGTGTGATCAGCGCCGTTCCGCCCGTCGCCGTCGCCGTCGTCGTTGTCGGCCCCGTGAATATGCGGCACCACGTCGAGCTGCTTGAGATCGATCAGGCTGTCGGCGATCAGCGCCAGCGCACAGGCGGGACAGATGCGCGAGCGCATCACGACATCGCGCACGGCGTCGCTGACCTCATTCAGCATGCGCTGGACACGAGGATGGGATGGCGGAATGGGCATTGGGTTGGTCCGTCGTTGGACGTGGCGTGCGATGAGACACGACTACGGCCAACGATGAGCCGCGTTCACAAAAGAGTCAAAAGATAAGGGCGGCACCTGTTGGAGGTACCGCCCATTGATATGGATCAAGAGTTAGGTCAGCAGGGCTGCGTTATTCCGCGGCCTCCGGCATTGTCTCGCGGAAGTCCACGGCGGCGCGTGTGTCGCTGGGAATGTGTACAGCGTAGTGCCTGAGCACGACTTCGACCGTGTCGCACAGCACGTCGGCGACATGCGGAATCGGCACGCCCGCCTGTACGGCCAGGGTCGCCCAGGTGCGGCGCAGGTCGTGCTTGCCGGTCTTCGGGTATGGGGTCTTGCGGACCCACGCGCGGAACGATTTGGCGATGACGCCGTCGCTGTCGAGGACGTAGTCCGATTTGCGTTCGCCGTAGGCGCGCTTGAGGATCGGCATCAGGCGTTTGGAGATGGCGATCACGCCGCGCCGCTTCTTGGTGACGGTCCTCCCCGGCGCGCGGAAATCAATCGTGCCGGAATGGAAATCGACGCGGTCCCACGTCAGGCCCTCGATGGCTTCCGTGCGTGCCGCCGTGTCGAGGGCAATGCAGACGAAACGCGTGATGCGCGACAGTCGTTTGCTGCGTTTCCTGCGGGCCGTATGTTCCAGGGCGAGCTGATGGAAGTGTGCTTCTTCGTTGCGCTTGAGATAGTAGCCGCGCCCTGCCTTGCCTCTGGGGATTTTGAATTTCGGGATGTCCTCGAGTTTCAGACCCAATTTCCTGGCCAGCTTAGCGTCGTCGCGGACATGGTAGAACGCGGCGCGCAGTATCGAGAGTTCGCGATTGGACGACGTGGCGTTGACGCCGTTCGTCTTGAACATGGTCTGCCTGACGCGAGCGATCCTGAAGTTCTCGATCACGCGCGGCTCGGCGCGTTCGATCTTGTAGTTGCGCAAAGCGTTCGCATCGATTTCGCCGATGCGCCTGTCGCCGAGATAGAGCTGCAGCACCTTCAGGTTTTCGAGAGTGGTGTTATAGTCGCCGTCGCGGCCCAGTATTTCAGCGCGGTACTCGGCGATGATGTCGGAGACGAGCGGTGAAGCGGTGATTTCGGCGATCATTTTGTCCGCGCGTTTCCAGTCCGCGAAATATGCCTCTGCCTCAGTGCGATCTTTGCAACGCGTTGACTGGCTGCGCGTGAGGTATCGTTTCTCGGTTTTTTCTGTCCACACGATTGCCCAGTAACCGGTGTCGGCGAGCTTGAGTTCGGGGTTGAGTTTGTCTGACATGATGTTGTTAGTCCTTCGATGTATTGCGTGAGGTCGATCAGAGGTATGCGCACCGGGCGTCCCGGCAGAAAGCGCAGCAGCTTCTGCGATCTCAGCCGGTGAACGGTACGCACCGAGCACCGCAGGATCAGCGCGGCCTCGGCTTGGGTGACCAGTGCGATAGGATCAGACATCGCGCGGGCTTATCTGTGTTTCAGCGCGGCCTGCACAGCCTCGCGTTTTCTGTCGCGGTGATTGCTGATCAGACCGGCGATGGTGATGGCGAGATCGAGGCTGACGACCGAGCGGAGCTGCAGCAGCACGGTGTCGGTGCCGCTGATGGCCTTGATCTCCAGCTCGGGGCTCGCCTGCTCGACGTGTGAGGACATCGCATGCGGCGCGAGTTCCGCAACTGGGATCTCGAGGGCAGCCGCCAGTTTGGTCAAGTTGGCGTGATCGGGCATGACGAGACCGCGCACGTAGGTCGAGATGCGGTCCTTGCCGACCGGGTGCTCGTAGCCCTTCTTGTCGGTGCGGTGTTCGTTCCAGACGCGCCGCGCCAGCTCGGCCTGTGACCAGCCGCGCTCTATGAGGGCGTGCTGGAGCCTGCGTGCAAATTCCTGGCGGGGCGTCATCATCGGGGTTTCGAGGTGCGGCACCGGCGGCTCGACCGGAGTCGAGCGTGGTGGCGGCGGCGGGGGGGTATTTTTGGTGGTGCGGCGCGAAGCCATTGCAAGCGTTCCTTTGGTGGTGGTTTGGGCCGTATGACTGATTTCGTAGGGACATCACCACAAAATCAATCACACACCTACAAATACGATCACGCCATGAACGCGTAAAGTCAAAACGCGACAAAAGGCGACAAAATCGACTCATCTCATGGTTTTCGCGGTGGACAAACTACAGGGTTGCCGCCTAGCTTTCAGTCGATTTCCTACGCCGATTCGCTGGGAGCGTCGAACGAAGCCGCAGCCCAGAGTAGAACAGCATCCTTAGGTAGGTGCTCCCATGGCGCGTAATGCCGGTCCCGAGTGGCGCTATTCCGCCCTTCTCAACGCGTTCGGCTACGACCGGGACGTGGCCGACGCGATCAAGGCGGCAGGTTTCGAGCCGCCGCCGATCCGCACCATCTCCGGCTGGCGGGCGCGTAACAGCGTCCCCGCCAAATGGGCGCCGCTGATGATCCTTCTCGGCATCGAACGCGGCTATGTAACGCACATCCGCCGCCTGTTGAAAAAAGCGGAGGCGAGTCGATGACCCCCATCGTGGTCGACATCAACGGCCGGCCGGTGGTGTCGCAGCTCCCGGTGTACTGCTCGCCCGACGACCTGAGCGGCCTCGCCAATACGCTGCCGCCGACGCCGCTGATCTATGCGCACAGCCCCTACGCGGACCCGGTCAACGAGATGTGGCTGGACGACGTGACGCCGCTGATCGGCCAGCTCGCCGCCGACACATGCACCCTCTTCATCTGGTCGAGGCTGAAGCGTCTCCACGCGACCAACGAGCTGATCGCAGCGTGGGGGTTCCGCCACATCGGGCCGGTCGGTGCGTGGACGGTCGAAGACACGCCTGCGATGGACAGCGACATCCTGCTGCTGGCCGTCAAGCGTCAGCCGATCCATTTGCAAAACATCAGGATCGGCAGCGTGCATTCGATCCTGGCCGACGACACCGGGATCAAGCCGGAGAGTTTCCGCAACGACATCATGCGTTCCACCCACCGCGCCGGGTTGGAGCTGTTCGCGCCGGAGGCATCGCCGGGGTGGGTGTCGTGGGGCTGGTCGATCCCGAAGAACGATTTTATCCGCAGCGTGCACTATGCGGTGGGATGGACCCGATGACGATCCTTGCCGTCGATCCCGGCCTGAGCGGGGCTTACGTCGTGATGGACGACGATACGACGGTGGTCGATATCGGCGATCTGCCGACCGTCGCGAAGGACATCGACGGCGCGGCGCTGGCGCGCATGATCCGCAATTACGCGCCCCGGCTCGCGATCGTGGAGCGCGTCGCCTCGATGCCCAAGCAGGGCGTCGCCTCGACGTTCCGGTTCGGCCTCTCGACCGGCGTCGTGCATGGCGTGATCCAGGCCCTCGACGTGCCGCTGATGCTGGTCACACCGCAGCTCTGGAAGAAGTATTTCCGGCTTGGTCCCGACAAGGAAAAGGCACGATTGCTGGCTGTGCAGCGGTTCCCTGATTGCGCCGCGCTGACGCGCAAGAAAGACCACGGACGCGCGGAGGCGCTCTTGATCGCGCTGTGGCACAACGAGGCACAGCACCGCGAGGCGCAATGAACGTGTGGAACGTTGTTTTTGAGAACATGTGCGCGCTCACGATCAAGTCGGGGCGGAGGCCAAGAAGGGTATGGCTTCGAATTTGGAATCTATTCTTTTGGTGGCCACGGAGTCATTGATGTCTCGTCTCATAAATGCTGGCATTAATTGCGACGCGTGCGGGTCGCAATTTCGTGGATGGAGTAGAACGCAACGATTTTGCTCGAAGGAGTGCTCCAGAGCGGGTGCTAGGGCAATCTCCAAGAAAACCGCGGAACAGTTAAAAGCATCTCGCGCGCGTAAGTTTTTCAACTATCAAATTCTCAGCGGGAAAATTCTCCGCCCCAATAACTGTTCTGTGTGTGGAATAGAAAATAAAACTAATTCCAGAGGGTCACACACACTTCAAGCGCATCACCATCGCGGATACGACTACCCTCTCGCCATAATCTGGTTGTGCTCAAAATGCCATACCCGGGCTGATGGGAATTATGGCGAAACCGCCGGGAACGCAAAGTTAACTGAAAAAAAGGTCCAAGAGATTCGTTGCTTATACGCGGAGGGGGAATTCATTACATCCATTGCCCCAAAATTCAATGTCGGAACGTCAACGATTTGGGAAATTGTCTCGCGACAAACATGGAAGCATACATGAATCCCTTAAGGAGAATCGAATGATCGAGATCAAGGTCACGGGACAGACCAACGGCGAGATCGCGGAGAAAATCCGCATGCTCGCCGACCGGCTCAATCAATCCACCAATCCGCTCGAGGCTCTGGCGGCGATCGACGAGACCACGATCCTGGAGACGTTGCGCACCCGGCTCGAACCGCAGGGGTTCGTCGTGATCGTGAAAGAGGCACCGGGCACCCTGTCGGACGCTCCGATCCGCGCGCGCAAGGCACGCCAGGAGCTGGGTGAGGAAAACGAAGCCCTCCCCATGAGCGATACCGAGCCGTTGCCGGGGACAATGCCTGCGGAAGACATGCGCGACGGCGACAGCGTCGATCTGGAAGAGCTGAAGCGCAATACCCTTGACCGCATCCGCGCTGCCTACAAGACCCACAAGGACGCCATCGACGACATCATCGCCGAGTATGGCAAGGGCTACCTGAATTTCCCGAGCGTACCTGCGGAAAAGTTCATGGCGATCGCCGCTACGCTCGACCGCATCCTGCCGAAGGAGATGTGAGGTGGACGAACGGCTTAACACTGCACTCGAAAACATGTCGGAGATGCTTGTTGTTCGCGCCACAGATAGCCGTTCCGTCATAGCGCCGCATGAGGCTGTTGCGATCCTTCAGGCGTTGGCGCTGCATCAGATTTCAGCGAGCCTCGAATATATCGGAGAATCCCTGGCTGCGATTGAACGAGAGAAATATCTCAATGACCCAGAAAAGCCACGCTGACGCCGCGCCATCCGCCGCATCAAGCTGGATCGCGTGTCCCGCATTCGTGACCAAGACGCGCGGGATGGAACGGCGCAGTACCATCTACGCCCGCGAGGGCACGGCGGCGCACGAAGTGGCGGCAACACTGCTCACGACCGGCGAAGCCCCCAAGAGCGTCACCGTCGAAGACGATGTGTTCGTCGTGGACGACGACATGATGGATGCACTGGAGCCGTATCTCCGGTTTGTGCGCGAGACCACGACCCGCACCGATTTCACCAACATCGAGACCAAGGTGTCGATCTCCGGCCTGCCCGAGCCGGTCCATGGGACTGCCGACATGATCGCGCTGGCGCGCTGGGAGAAGACGCTCGACATCGCCGATCTGAAGTTTGGGCGCGGTGTGCCTGTGGAGGCTTCCAACAACGCCCAGATGCGCGTCTATGCATTGGGTGCCCTGGAGGCGCTGGGTCCGTTCGAGGACGTGGCGCGCGTCCGTATGACGATTGTGCAGCCACGTATCGAGGACGGCGATGTCATCAAGAGCGAAACAATTTCGATCGATGAGCTTGCGGCCTGGAAAAACGACGTGTTCATGCCTGCAGTGTCGCGGATCGCCGCTGGTGATACAACTGAACACGCTGGCGTACATTGCCGATGGTGCCCGCGTGCCCATGAGTGTGATGAATTGCAAGCGCTCGTCGGCAAGAAAGCGATGGTGGCGTTCAATCAGGCCCCGCCGCTAGCGTCAACGATATCCGATGACGATCTTGCGCGCATCTACGACTACAGCAAGCTGATCCTGGCGTGGGTCAGCCGTGTCGAGGAGGAGATTCGCGATCGGCTCGACAAGGGCAAGACCATCCCCGGCTATCATCTCGTGCCCAAGCGCGCCATGCGGCAATGGATCGATGAAGACGCCGCCCTGCACTATCTCACCCGCAAGCTGACGCTGCCGATCATCGACATCACCAAGCTGGTCTCGCCCGCCGCCGTCGAGCGTGTGATGAAGACGCACAAGATCAAGGACGCGGCGGTCGAGGAGCTGTGGAAGAAGGAGAGCAGCGGCAGCACGATTGCGCCGATCGGCGGCCGCGCCGGTGTTCCCGCGTCACGGGACGCGAGTTTAATTTTTGAAAAAATTTAGCGGAGGATTCCATGTCCACGAATCTGTTCACCCCGGTTGGTTTGCTCGCGTTCCCACATCTATTCACGCCGCGTCCGCGCGCGGAGGGTAAGACACCAGACTTCAACGCCACGCTGATCTTCGACGTTGATGCACAGATGACGCCGGAATTCCGGGCGATGCAAACGGCGGTGAACGAATTGGCCCATGAGAAGGCCGCGAAATACGTACAATCGCTGACGTATCCGTGGCGTGCGGGCGCGGAAAAAGCCGAGATATATCCCGGCGTGTTCGGCAGCGACGATATATACGTCAGTCCGTGGTCGAGCTATCGCCCCGGTATCGTGGATCGCGACGGTAACTTGATCGAAGACCCTCAGGCTGTGTGGGCCGGGCAGACCGCGCGCATGCAAATCCATCCGTTTTTTTGGGAGGTCAGTGGCAAACGGGGCATCTCATTTGGGCTCGACAACGTCCAGGTCGTTGACATTGACGGCCCGCGTCTCGATGGGCGCATAGGCGCACAGCAGGCGTTCGCGCAGGCCCCGCCGCTCTTGGGCTACGCCGGTGCACCGCGCATCATGCGACCGGCAACGCCGCGTCTGGCGACGACACGTCCAGCGCCGCCGCCGCGGCCACAACAAATGCCGGAGACACACACAACGCCGCCTGTCGGCAGCGGGCGCGTGATGGCACCGCGTCCCAGCGCCCAATCGGCAGCAGCGGATCGGTTCAATCGGCCGCTATCGGATGACATGGACGACCCGATGCCATTTTAAACCCAAGGTCTGGTGAGGTCAGGCGGGGTGCGGCATGGCTAGGCACGGCTCGGTTCGGCGGGGTCCGGCAAGGCGTGGTTCGGTGGGGCTAGGTTTGGTTGAGCATGGTTCGGTTAGGCGTGGTGCGGCATGGCAAGGCACGGTTTGGTGTGGTTCGGCGCGGTTAGGTCAGGTTTGGCACGGTTCGGCATGGTCTGGTCTGGTGTGGCATGGCTAGGTTCGGTTGGGTCGGGTTCGGTTAGGCACGGTGCGGCATGGCAGGGTCCGGTTCGGTTTGGTGGGGTTTGGCTAGGCGAGGTCGGGTTGGGTTTGGCGTGGAGTGGTTAGGCATGGCACGGCAGGGTGCGGTCCGGTCTGGCATGGTCTGGCTTGGTGTGCTGGGGCAGGGTTGGGTGAGGTCAGGTGCGGCGTGGCGAGGCCCGGTTTGGCATCGTCTGGTCAGGCAGGGTTAGGCGCGGTCGAGCAAGGTTAGGTTCGGTAGGGCGTGGTTGGGTGCGGTTTGGTTCGGTTTGGTTCGGTATGGCACGGTCAGGTCCGGTGAGGCACGGTCGGGCACGGCGCGGTATGGCCGGGCGTGGTTTGGCGAGATGTGCTTGGTTTGGTGCGGCACGGTCGGGCACGGCGCGGTTTGGCAGGGCTTGGTCCGGTCGGGTGAGGTGTGGCGCGGTTCGGCGCGGTCTGGTTTGGCATGGTTAGGCACGGTTAGGTCTGGTTCGGTACGGCTTGGTTCGGCGAGGCTTGGCTTAGTTTTCAACAACAAGAGGGATAACAAAATGAACAAGGCAGAAAAAGTAGTGTTGAGCGATCCCGGTAACGGCGGCAACGAAGCGATTTCGTTCTCGCAGCCATACACGGCGCACGTCACGGTGACCGGTGTCGCGGATTTCATTTTCCACGGCTGGGACCCGGAAGCGGTGGAGGAAAAAGGACGTGCCGCGAAAGGCAGCAAGGCAAAAAAAACCGACAACATCAATTCGTATATCTATCGCGACGAAAACAACATGTTGGCGATTCCCGGCGAATACTTGCGCATGTGCGTCTGTAACGCCGCGAAGTTTCGCCAAGACCCGCGATCTCCGCGCAAGTCTGCAATGGACTTGTACAAAGCTGGCATCGTTGTCTTGAACAAGTTCGGCAGCCTTGGCACGGAGGCGTGGGACTATCTCGACAAGCGGCGCGTCGTCGTACAGCGCAACGGGATCAATCGCACGCGGCCTGCAATGCGCGCAGGCTGGGTCGTCTCGTATGAGGTGATGTGTCTGTTACCCGAGTACATTCCGCCACATGATCTTCTGGATACAATTGGAGTTGCCGGTCGTCTTGTCGGGTTGGGAAATTTTCGACCGACCTACGGCAGATTTTCCGTGACGAGTTTTGCTGTTCAAGACGCGATTTAACGAGACATCAAGCAAGGCTTGGTAGGGTCCGGCACGGCATGGCAAGGTCGGGTCAGGCGTGGTGAGGTATGGCATGGTTCGGCATGCTCGGGCGAGGTGCGGTCGGGTAGGGTTTGGTAAGGCCCGGCGTGGTGCGGCGATGTGTGGCGCGGCAGGGCATGGCAGGGCGAGGTCGGGTATGGTCCGGTCTGGTTTGGTCGGGTAGGGCAAGGCATGGTTTGGCGAGGTTTGCTGCGGTCGGTTCGGGCGCGGCATGGCACGGCCCGGCTTGGTTTGGTTTGGTCCGGTGTGGCAAGGCGCGGTTGGGCATGGCGTGGTTGGGCGTGGTGAGGTCGGGCATGGCTTGGCAAGATCGGGTGCGGCGTGGTCGGGTCTGGCGGGGCATGGCAAGGTCGGGCATGGCAAGGTCGGGCGAGCTATGGCGAGGTTTGGTTTTTCACAGCGTGGTGAAAGTTAAAAATCCAGAAAATTTTTGAGGCGAAAATGGACCGCAGCATCACCATCAACATCACTGTCACCGACGACCAGAACGATGGACTGCTATTGTCCGAGACTGACATTTCGGTCGTCATTCCGCCGGTCGCGCAGTGGGTGGTGGAGATCACCTGCAACGGCGGCGTCGTCGTCCTCAATCAGGACAGCGGTGTTGACCTCGGCACCTTCGACAGTGGCGACATCCATCAGCGGTGTCTGTCGTTCTACGTGCGCGAGATTGACCTGACGGTGTTCTTCCGGCCTGAGGCCGATGGTTCGCGCCAGGAGATCGTCTTTGAGCGCGGCAATTGTTTCCTGGGCGGCGACATCGAGGGCGACATCGGGTCATACACCGCGCGCATCTACAACGAGGGTGTGCTGAAGGAGAGCGTCAGCATCGCGCACCACTACGCGTTCACCCGCTGGCGTTGGCAGTCCGCGCCGCGTCCGATCATCGCCGACATCGACAGCCTGCTCGCGCTGCATTTAATCCCTGCATTGCGGCGCGATTCGGAGCGCCCGCCGGTCTCCATGCCGGTCCCTTATGCCCCGCTGGGGCTGGCGGGCGTCTATCCCCACATGCCCGACGCTGGCGAGCGTCCCGACATCGGTCTGCTCACGGACCCGCAGGCGGAATACGTCGTCACCGGCAGCGCGTCGTCGCTGGAGGTGGTGATGGCGCAAGCGGAAGCCTCCGGCTCGATCCCGTGGCACATGCGTGACGAGCGTGTCGGTGCGCCGATCAATTTCGAGACCTATCCGAAAGCGTGTTGGTATCAAGGGCAGGGTCAAGGCGAGCCGTTTGTCTATGTGCCGCCGCATCCCGAGATCATCGTGGACGAGGCTCACCAGCCCGCGCTGGCCTATCTGCCGTACCTTATGACCGGCGATCCGTATTATCTGGAAGCGCTGCAATTCCAGGCGACATGGAATTACGGCTCGACCTCGCTGGGATATCGTCCGACGCTGTCGCAGACGCGGCAGTTCGCGTGGAGCATGCGGACGCTGGGACAGTGCGTCAAGGTGACGCCGGAGAACGTGCCGTCGTGGCTGAACCCGCGCGACTACTGGCAGGGCATGCTCGACAAGCACCGCGATTTTTTCACCGGGATGTACATGATGAGCGAGTCCCGTTTCCAGACGCTGTTCCGTTCTACCGACAACATCAGCGGCAAGAAAGCAGACGGCAATTTCCCCGAGGGTACGTGGTGTCAGCCGTGGCAGAGCGAGTTCCTCGGCAGCGTCTTTGGCTGGCTGGTGGCGCTGGGCAATGAGGATTGGCGCGCGGCATTCGAGTGGGTGCTGCAAGGCACGATCGACCGCACCAGCGGCTGTGAGTGGCCGCGTGCGCTGTGTACGCCGTATCAGATGATGCTCTGCGAAAGCAAAGGCGCAGAACCGGCACGCTCCTACACCGAAGCGTGGTTCATCAATGCCGAGATCGCGGGCCTCGACTACACCGATGCTAATGCGTGGCAGCAGGATGATATGACGTATCTGACCTATACGCGCGGCGCGCTGACCTATGCCGTGATGCATGGCCTCGATGCCGGCGACAACCTCGCGTGGGTCGATGCGCAATTCCAGCACCGGCACCAACTGCCTGCCTTCAAGTGGAGCCTTGCGTGAGCTGTGGGGCGATTTGCATATTACAACGAGATCGACGCCTACGCCGCGCAGTGGCTGCGCAACCTGATCAAGGCCGGATTGATCCCGGAGGGTGAGGTCGATGAACGATCAGTCGCTGATGTCGAAGCCGGCGACCTTGCCGGATTCATCCAATGCCACTTCTTCGCCGGCCTCGGCGGCTGGCCCTACGCATCGACTGCTCGCCATCGATCTTTTCTGCGGCCTAGGCGGCTGGACTGAAGGGCTGCTTGCGGAGGGCTATGAGGTTGTCGGGTTCGACATTGAGCAACATGCCTATGGCGGCGAACGCTACCCTGCGCAGTTGATCGTTCAGGACGTATTGACGCTGCACGGAAGCCAGTTCCGCACCGCCGCTCTGATTGTCGCAAGCCCGCCGTGTCAGAAATATTCCTACATGGCGATGCCGTGGAAACGCGCGAAAGATCTGGCAAAATGGTATCGCGCCGAGCCCGCACGTATTGATGATCTGAATGCACTTTTCAACGCCTGCTTCCGAATCCAGCGTGAGGCCTCCGAGGCGGCCGGACGGCACGTCCCAATGATCGTAGAGAACGTTCGCGGCGCTATTCCGTGGGTTGGGTACAGCCGGTGGAATTTCGGGTCGTTTCATTTGTGGGGCGATGTTCCTGCGTTGATGCCCACTGGCCGCGCGATCAAAGTCAAATCATTCCGGTTCGACGGTTCCGGAAAGTCTTTTCAAACCGCATCCGTTTATGAAGGCATCAAGGCTCCCGGCCTGAACTGGTCCGATCAAACCAAGCGTGGTCAAGATTTTACGCGTCACGCCGTTAAACACGCCGCCGGACGCCGTACCGATCCCGGTAACGGTGTGCGATTCACTTCGCGGGATTGCGGTGTGGAGGGTATAAAAAACGGCAACGACTGGTTCGGCGCGGGCGAAAATTGCAGTCTTCAGCGGAAGGCCGCGTCCGGTTCGTCCGCCCGCAAAGAGGCATCAGCCATGATCGCCAAGATACCGTTGACGCTATCGGGTCACATCGCGCGCGTCTTTAAACCGCCATCAAAGGCGAGCGGTGCCTACCTCGACACGGAGGCCGCAAGATGACGGCCCAGGAGATCATCGCACGTGAGTTATGCAACCTGTCCGAGATCGATCCCGATGCGGCCTCGGAGGCCGGAGAGCCCAACATGGCCCGCATGAACCGCTATGCGCTGGAGATCGTGCTGGCGTTGTTCAACGCGGGCTTCGACATCGTGAGCGCCGACGCCGATGAAGAGGTGGAGGATTGAACATGGAACCCATGCGACGCCACGACTACAACGATGAGATCGCAACACTGGCGCGGCACGTGATCGCGGCCGCGCATCTGATCAAGTCGCCGTACATGCTGGCGCAATATCTGCACGACGTGTGCGGCTGGCGGCAGCGCTCCAAGATCGATCGCATGGTGACGCACGAGCTGATGGCATCGTGGCTGCGCGCCCACTGCGATCTGTCCGATCGCGCCGCGCACATGGCGGCGGATGACTTCTTCGATCATTTCGAGGCGCGGATGAGGTGATCTGTGGCACGGTCCTCCAAATTCCCCACGCTCGCCGATCACATTTGCTCCGCGGAGGGAGGAGGCAAGGCGTTGGGGACACTTCAGATGCTGATCGAATCGGCAGAACGCTTTGTGTTTGATCACGACGTTTCGATAGCGGCGTCGCGGGTTGTCGAGGTCAACGCCGCGTCGATTGGGAAAGCACTGCCGTTGTGCCGGTTGCCTGCGCGGTTGACGTGGATCGAACTTACCCCGCAGGCTTTGCCGGATTGGATTCCGGATGTCTCGGCCTTCGGCATCTTAATGCTGGACGGATTGACCCACGACGACAAGAACGACCACCGATTCTTGGTAACATGCCTTGTCACCAACAAGCACACGGGCGAGGTTTGCGCGTTCCCCTACAATCTTCGCATCAACCCTGACGCCGCCACGGATCGTCCCGAAGCGTTCATCGAAGTGCTGGAAAATGTTTTTATAGGGGACCGTGCCATTCCTGAAGGGGTCGATCTGGAGGGATTGGGCCTCGTTGAGGCGCAGCTTGCTGTCTCTGCGTTGGCGATGCTCAACTCGCGTAACCTTGTCAGCACAGCCCCGGCGACAGGACTGTATACGCGCGCCGCACGGCGCCGGAAGGAACGCCCGTTGTTGTCTCACAGCGTGGTCAAGATCACCTTGAGCAAACGCGACCGCATTGCGGTCGATCTGCATGGGATATCCGAGCGCGAAGTGCGCGAGCATCTTGTCAGGGGACACTTCAAGATCAAGAAGCGCGGCGTCTATTGGTGGCGTCCGCACATCCGGGGCAACGCCATCATCGGACGGATCATTCACGACAGATACCAAGTCAGTGCAGAAGCAAAATGACCGACGAGGGCGGCGCGATTTCGCTCAAAATCCACTAAAAAATGGCTGAATTCCGCCAATTTTGTCCTATTGGGGAATCAGGACACTTTGTCCTATAATCCTGGGGCCGGGGCAATGGTGCCCGGCAGGAAAGGAACCCAGAATGACTGACGCAGACTTTACGCTGATGTTCGAAATGCTGAAGGATATGCAATCTCGCATGAGCCGCATGGAGAAAGACATTGCGGAAATCAAAACGCACATGTCGTCCATCGATGAACACATCACCCTCATCCATAGGGACATGTTCCGTTTCTCTTCGCGTGTGGAAAGCCTCGAAGAAAGAATTGCCCGCATCGAGGCGCGGCTTGAAC